GATGATCGCGCCCGTCTCGGTGTTCATCACATCTTCGATGTTCACCTGGCCCTCGGTCACAGCAACGCGAGGGTGAATTGACATGGCCAAGCTGTCTAGCGTGTTGCGCATGAGGACAGACTTGATGCGCTGGATGTCCATCACGATGTCGGCGATGCTCATGCCGAAGAAGTCATGCGGTTCTGGGTCAGGGCAGAACGCCGCAAAAGGAATCATGTCGGTCGGCTGATCGTCCAGCAGCGTATTACCCACGCCCGCCACGCAGACGCGCCGCAACTCAGCGATCCCGTCGCCGTCACGGTCAACCTTGATGTAGCACTCGGTGTAAGTCACCTTGCGCGCCGCAGGGTCACTGCGGTCGGTGTTGCGCGAGGTCAGAGCAGGGTTGCGCGTATAGCGCTCAACGTTGGTGTCCATCTCGTCGGTGCTGGACGCCAGATCGACAACCTCGTCGTAGTCATAGCCCATCGCCACAAGGTCACTGACCGTCATCACGCGGCGGTGCGCAACGAACTCGGCGTCTTCCAGCGACGTGGCCCTGCGGTCGATCAGAAACTCCTCCGGCGGCAGCGCCTCAACCTTCACCCGCCCGTCAGGGATGCGCCGCGTAGCCCGCACGTCGTGCATCATCGGTGGTGGCGGCGGCTCCAACCCCATCTGAGCCATCATCGCCGCCTGCTGGGGGTCAATGGGGGGCTGAGGCGCTTGATACGACGCCTGCACGTCAACGCTGACATCGGGGTCGGCGGTCAATGACGCCAAGGCCGCATCGTCCAGCCCCGTCATGTCCGAGACCTCGACGCGGTAGGACGTGTCCCAATAGAACTTAATCACCCCCACCTTGCGCACCAGCGCGTCCTTGAAGGCGCTGTGCAGCGTCAGGAAACCGGGATTGTCCTTCTGGAACACATAATTCACATATTCCGTGGCCTGCTTGGCCATCGCCACGTCTTCGGGGCCGCGCGGCACGAACTCAACCACCTTGTCGCCCGACGTGAACACCCGCATCAGCGAGGGCATGATCGCCTGCACCGTGTCGCGCACATCCATGCTGACAACTTGGCTGCGACCCTCTTCCTCATCGCCGTAAGGCTCGCCGCGATAATACTCCGTCGCCTTCGCGCGCACTGGCGAAACAATGTTGTCAATGAAGTCCTCGGCGTCGTCGATCTCCTTGCCGACAATGCCCTGCAACTCATCGTCCGACATATAATCGGGGTTTATGAGCGCCTGCACCTCATCGGTCAAGTCATTGATAGTCGGGTCCATGAGATGGCTCCTATTGTACCAAAAGGCCGGGTTTTCTTGGTGCTGGCTGCCCCTGCGCCATGGCCGCCTCTACATCCGCCACAGAGACGCCCAAGACGGCAGCCGCGCCTGCGATGCCGTATTTCCGCACGATGTTGATGAGGTTTTCGTCAAAGACGACGAAGTTGCGAGACCCCTCGCCAGCGTTGCGTGACATGGCGTCGAAGTATTTGATGCCGGGGATGCCTCTCTCTTTGAGCCACTCAGACGCCCATTTGTCCGCTTTTTTCATGGGGTTGGGCTGCGGCAAGTTAGCGCCCACCGCGCCCTCCCTGAAGCCCTGCGATTGCAGCGCATAATACGCATCCTTGCCCGTCATATTGCCCCAAGACGCGGGCATATTTGACAGACGTTCAGCCGCAGCTTGCTCTGCTGGATTAAGGGGGGCAAAAAGGTCTTCAAATGTGTCGCCCGTAGGTGCTGAAAATTCTGCGTATGCCGCCCGCTTTTCCGCCGCTATTTCATCGGGGTCCGCATACCCCATAACGCGCGCGATGCTTGGCTGGTCCCGCAGCGGCTTATCCCAATCAAGGAAGTCTTCTGGGTTGGCGTTGATGTTGACTTCGTACATGCGACCACGGGCTGGGTTCCGCTCAAACCGCACGCCATCATTCTCTTTCACGAAATCAAGAACCTTCTGCGCTTTTCGTGTCAGTTCATCCCGCAGGCCACCTTTTCGCGTCTGCGCCCACTCAAGTTTGTCCTGTGCAGCCTTCAGCAGTTGGTCGTAACTGGTATTGTCTGGCTGTTCGCCAAGCAGGCTGTAAAAACCGTCTGGGGCATCAAGCACATCTACCGTGTCGCCAGAAGGTTTGACAAAAGTCCCCAAAGGGGCGTCCCTGTCAGACAGCGCATCCCGATACCCCCGCGCCACGCCTTCATTCTCGGCGAGATACCCGCCCCAGCCGTATGCCTGCGCGCCCTCTCCGGTCCCCATTTTGCTGAAGTCAAACATGCCCAGAGGGTTTTCTTCGACTATGGAGTAGCGGTCAGGATAGATTGAAAACATGCCCATCGTGACTGGGTCGCTGGCGTCTTGAACGTATGTCCGTCCGGTCTCCTTGTCCAAGACGCGAACAGCAGAGGGGAAATCATGCGGCGACCCGTGATAGGCGCGGATGCCTGTCGGGGTTTCGGCAGCGGCAGCCGCAGTCGCCAGCAGCCCAGTGGATTTGTCGGCGTTGGCGGCAAGTCTGGTGCGGGGCGCTGATGCGACACGCCCACCCATCCCAACGCTGCCCGCAGGTCGAGCAAAAAGCCCACCCACACCCATCGGAATACCCGCAGCGCCGACCACATCCATCGGCGTTGCGCCGGGTGCCATACCCGCCGCAATGGTCTCGTAGCCCCCGCGCACGATGTCAGCGCCCGTCCCAAGGGGGTCAGACAGCAAGCCGCTGGCAAAGCCCTGCACCCCCGCGCCGAAACGCTCAACCGGAGTCATTACGCCGTCGTCAAAGCCAATGATGTTGTCGAGCAGGTTGTAAACCGCCCCGCGACCACCCGCGCCACCCGCGCCACCCGTGGCCACGGGGGCCACATCAGTCGCCGCGTATTGGACGCCGAGCGGCGTTTGGCGTATCTCGCGACCAAGTTCGTCACGACCAACGAGAGGGTCACGACGGGGATTAGCGCCAGCGGGGAGCGCGTAACCGGGGGTCTGGGCGAGATCAACCATTTCTATCCTACGCTCTTCTGGCCTTTGCAGCCCCACGCCTTGCGGCGAACCTTCACCTTCGGGGTGCGCTTCTGGGACACCGTCCGCGCGCAGTAGGCGTCCCCACGCTTCGTGCCGGGGCTGGACACCCGGCGGCGGGTTTTGCCCTTGCTGTCTTTGTACGTTGTGCCGTCCGCATATTTCTTGGCGGCGCTAACCTTTTTTGCTTTTCGAGCCACGGCTACCACCCCCGCGAGCAACCTTCAGATTGCTCCACGCATTCGGATACTTCACTCCACGTCGCTTCGACATAGCCTTGGCCTGGGACTTCTGAGATGGTGTCAACTTAGCCATTAGCGCTTACCCTTCAGGCAACGCCCCGCTGCCGTACACGCGCTGCGGGACTTGCATCCAGCGCAAGTCGTAAACCGCTTCGTTGTCGTACCGTACTGCTTCATTCCCGGCCACCCTTCAAAAAACCTCGTCTTGGGGTATCATAGTACCGCGCAATCTGAAAAAAAGAAAGGCCGCGTGTGAGGGAGGATCACACGCGGCCAAGTAAGGAGAACGATATAGATGCGCACCCACACCAGAGCGCACCCCAACACTACGCCAGGCGGCAGCATCAGACAACCCCGCGTATCCCCCGCTTGAGAGGCTTTTTCCACCCGCCAGTGAACGAAGTGCCATACGCCATCGTCGTGTGGTCCGTCGCAAGGCTCAGACACACCGCGTCAGCCCTGTCAGGCGACTTCATCCCACGCTTTTTCATCGAATCCTTCGACTCGACCAGAATCTTCCCGCTCGCCGTAAAACTATACCTCGGCGCAGCCATCTCGGCATACAACTGATCGTCCTTCGGCAGCGACACGTCGCGGTTCTCCAACCACTCCTTCGCCTTGAACCACAACTCAGCCCGCAAATTCTGGTAGATCGCCACCGCGCTCGGCCTCTCGGACACGTTCAGACCCCGCGCAGGCAACCCCAACTCGCGCAGGCGATCCAACACCCCAGCCCCGAGGCCAATACTGTCAACGATTATCTCCGCAGGCCGACGGTGGGGCGGCGAGGTGTCATACTCAACCTTCACAGCCCCAACCAACTGCATCAAGTCCAACCCCTGCCACGTCCGCAGCGGATGCACCACAGGCCCCTGCCGCTTGCACAAAACACTGCTGTCATTCCCGTGACGCGCAACGTCCAAACCCCAGATCGGCGTCGTATGCTCGTCAATCTCAACATCATTCCCCATCGCATACTCAAGCAAATGCACAGGAATTACCGTATCATCCTCGGCAGGCGGAAAATTCCCCAGCACACGCACATGATACGCCGGGCTGTTCTCACCATACCGCAGCTTCATCTCTTCAACGAAATCAGCCGACACGCGAGGGCTATCAATGCAACTCACATGCATCGTGCGCCACTGATCCGACAACCGATTGTGCGTCTCGTAAAACAACCCCGTATTTCGCGTCGGGTTCCCCGTCAGGATCGTCGTAGCACTATGACCCGACATCGAACCCGCCGCAGACTCAAAAACCGCCTCCGGCACACCACTCGCCTCGTCCGCAATCAACAACACATGCGGCGAGTGAACACCCGCCAACGCCTCCGGCTGCTCCGCACGGCTCGTCCGACAAGAAATAAAACTATCAGCCGATCGACCACGCAACTCAATGCGATCACCCTTGACCTCAAACAACTCATGGAACGGCGGCTTGATATCCCGGCACAGGCGCTTCACCTCCGCGAACAACGCATCGAACAACTGCGCACTCGTGGGAGCAGTCATCACCACCTTGCCCGGAACCCGCCACGCAAGGTGCCAGATCGCAGCTATGGCGACAGCCGTCGATTTCCCCACCCCATGGCCCGAGCGGACGCTGATGCGACGCTCTTTGGGGTCGGCAACGATCCTTAGAAACTCCTCCTGCCAAGGGTCAGGCTCAACGCCTAAAACCTCCTTGGCAAACAGCACCGGGTCATTCCCGTAGCGCTTGGCGAGCGCGAAAAACGGATTTTGCTCTGGGCTTGTAGCTGATCTCTCCATGTGGGGCTTTTACCACACCAAAGGGGTAGGGGGTATGCAAAAAATTTTTGCGGGGGTGGGGTGTCGGGTGTGCGCGAATAGTGCCTAAGCAATGACCCGGCCCGCCGCGAGCAAGGGGGGCCATTTTCGACCTGGCCCTGGCGCATCGCGCATCGCGCATTGCCTTGATCAAGGCGGAAACAGCCCGCAACGCGCATAACCCGTATTATGTTAAATGTAAAACCGTTTGTTTTCAAACATTTAGCTTTTTGCAGGGCGCAAACTCGCACTTATCCTGCATTCCTGCACGGGTTTTGCTGCGTTGCGGCGAAGGGATAGTGCGATATCGCATTATCTCACGCGCGCGGGCGCGAAGCTGTCGGTGTGTGCGATTGCGCGGCAAATTGTGTTTGCGATTGCCAAAAAAGCCTTGCGCCCGTTTGCGTTTGCAAATAGATAGGTATCACGCCGCGCGCTTGCGGCGCATGAAACCTAGAAACCTGAAAGGCCAGAAACATGAAAACGCACCTCACACGCAAATCCCGCAACTCTAAAACCGGGCCAATTCCGGTAAGCACAAGCGCGGCAAGCACTTGCCCCACGTCATGTCCCTTTAATCACGGCAACGCTGGCGGATGTTACGCCGCTAGCGGTCCGCTCGCGTTGTTTTGGCGCAAAGTGACAAACGGTGACGCTGGCGCAGGCTGGCAATCGTTCCTTGATGACGTTGACGCATTGCCGCGCGATCAGTTGTGGCGGCACAATCAAGCCGGTGATCTGCGCGGTGATGGTGACGCGCTCGACATTGGCGCGCTTGATCAATTGATTGCCGCCAACCTTGGCAAACGCGGCTTCACCTACACGCACAAGCCGCTAGCCAAGCAAAACGAGCGTGACGCTATCGCTCGCGCCAATGCATCAGGCTTCACCGTCAATCTGAGCGGCAACAACCTAGCCCACGCCGATGACTTAGCGGCGTTGGATATTGCGCCAGTTGTAGCGGTGTTGCCAGCCGATGCCACGGAAAACACCGAAACGCCGCAAGGCCGAAAGGTGATCGTTTGCCCTGCGACGCAACGCGATGACGTATCTTGTGCAACCTGTGGCTTGTGTGCCGTCTCGCGCCTGGCCAATGGCAAGCCGCGCGCAATTGTCGGCTTTCCCGCCCACGGCACCAGTAAACGCAAAGCCGACGCCGTCGCGCGGGGTGCAGCATGATCCGCGCCCTAATCTTAGACGCCCTGGCGCTAGCGGCAATCTTCGCCGCTTCGCTTTCAATCCTGATAATCTGACACAAGGGGAAAAACATGTTTGCGAAATGGACTGATGAGATGATCCGCGAATACTTCGATTCGCATTGGGATGCGACAATTCACGAGGTTTGCGCGCTTTCAGGGCGCACAAAAGCCGAGGTGAAGCGCGCGCTTATGCAAGGTAGCAAAACATGACGCCCCAGGACATCAAGCGATTGCGCGATGACCTAGGCCTAAGCGCCGCCGATCTGGCAACGCTACTCGAAACCGACGAAAACACAGTGCGGCGCATGGAGATGCGCCGCGACACAAAAAACGCGCGATTGCCAGCCCGTCGCATGGCGCGCTTGATGCAAGCCTACCGCGACGGCTGGCGTCCCCACGACTGGCCCGAATAGGCCAAGCGCCGCCCCTGAAAATCAGATTAACGCCCCATGCTTTGTGCGTGGGGCGTTTTTCTTTACGATTGCCGCCCTACGCGATGCGCCCCTCGCCTCACGCCTAGCGCCTAGCGCCTAGCGCCCCTCGCCTCACGCCTAGCGCCTAGCGCCTAGCGCCTAGCGCCTAGCGCCTAGCGCCCCTCGCCTCACGCCTAGCGCCTAGCGCCTAGCGCCCCTCGCCTCACGCCTAGCGCCCAACGCCCAACGCCCAAAGCCCAACGCCCAACGCCCAACGCCCAACGCCCAACGCCCAGGGCGTTTTCTTTTGCGCGCATTTGCGCATGCAAATTGCCGCGACGCGCGCCGCCAGGATAGCGTCACGGCCAAAGGCCCAAAGGCCCAAAGGCCCAAAGGCCCAAAGGCCCAAAGGCCCAGAGGCCCAGAGGCCCAGAGGCCCAAAGGCCCAAAGGCCCAGAGGCCCAGAGGCCCAGAGGCCCAAAGGCCCAAAGGCCCAAAGGCCCAAAGGCCCAAAGGCCCAGAGGCCCAGAGGCCCAGAGGCCCAGAGGCCCAGAGGCCCAGAGGCCCAGAGGCCCAGAGGCCCAGAGGCCCAGAGGCCCGAAAGTGATACGATATCGCACTATCGGCACTTATCCACAGGGCGGCAAGGAAACCCCCCATTTAGCTTTCAAAAAAGTTCCCCTGACCCCATTCCGAAAACGCTTTTTACGCCTCAAATTTTCGGGACTGGACCCATTCCCAAAACCCTTTTTACCCGGCGATACCCCTCAGAGCCGCTGAGAGGCCCGTACAGCGCCATCACGCCTCCTCGGCACCCCCACCCCCATCGTCGTCCTCAACCTCCTCTGCGGTGCCTTCTATCGCGTCCATGACCGCTTTCTCTGCCTCGTTGCTGATAAGCGCAGCGGCTTGGCTGTGTAAATCTTCAATCCGCAGGGTGACGGTCGTCTCCTTCTGGCGCACGTCGTAAGCGCTGTTCAGCTTTGACGCGATCCACTTATCCGTATCGACCTGCAACCTTGCGACGGTGACGTTCTCGTTTGTCGCGTTCTGCGCAGTCTCCACGGCCCGTTGCGCGTAGGCGTGACCCGCATTGCGCAGGGTCTCGTCGTATCGGTCTTTGCGCCCATCCTCGCTGTCGAGCCACTTATACCAAGTCCCCCAACCCATACCCCATTCGGCCAGCAGCGACTTGACCGTATTACCGGCCAGCATCCGCTCGAAAATCACCTCCTCCCCGATCTCGTTGAGTTGCTTGATCCGTGCGCGTGTAATCTTTCCCATCACCTCAATCCTTCAGTTCGTTCGCCAGCGCCATGTAGGCTGACGCATCCACATATGTATCATGCTTCGGCACACCTGACGTGTTGATGCGCGCGATCTTCAGCAACGCCATGCACACGGCCACGTCATGCCCATCGACTTCGTAGTTCAGATACGCTGACCACATCGATGCGACGCGATCAAAATTCTGTCGCGGCGGGCCATACTCAGCCTGCCGATCTCCGTTGATAAGTTCCCTGGCATCCGCCAGTGTTTTCGACCTCACGTTCTCTTCCTCAAACATCGCCATCGGCGCTCCTTCCAGTGAGTGTTTAACACCGCCCCAAAGTGCTCAGGTGCTCGGTGCTCAGTAGTTTCAACTCCTTTACGACGGATGTGTGTAGACTTCATTTTTGGTATTTATTTTACATACTCAACTCGACCCATGTGGATTACCATTTTACTGAGCACTGAGCACTTTTTATCTCTTTTTAGAAGAAAAAGAAAAGAAAATAAAAGGGTTAGTGAGGTGCTCAGTGGAGGTGCTCAGTGCGGTGCTCAGTGCCAAAAACCCCACTAAGCACCGCCCGTCCCCGTCAAAACGGCACGTCATTGAAATCGTCCGTCCCCTCATGCCAAGCCTTCACCACCTCAATCGCCTCATCCCCCTCGCACTGGGCACCTCCACCACGGAACCAAATGCGGTGCAACTTACCCTTAATCTTGACCCGCTTTCTGGCTGTCTGCCGATACCCCAAGTCCCGCAGGATGTTTGCCATGACCCTGTTCTGGGGAAGCGACCCACCGTCCATGAGCGCACAACTGTTCAGGTGCGTGACATCCACCACTTTGTCGCTGATGATTTCGCAGGCGTATTCCTCAAGCGCATCCTCGACAGCCTGGCGGTCATCGGAGATATTCGCACTGCGCATTTCCTTGAGGCCAGCCGTGACGGGTGCCCGCCCGTGCGGGTCGAAGTCAGCCGACAGCGACTTGGCCC